CAACAGGGTACTGTCATAGTTCTGCCTTTCTCAAAGGTACGGCGGGGGATAGGCAGGAGGTTTAGGAAGGCGTGGTCTCTTTACATACGCTCTGAATTTATCCTCTGATATAGGCAAAGAGAGACTACTCGCCGCTTATGAAAGCGGACCTCCAGCAATTCTTTCGACATTCTGGATGGCTTCTCAATGAACCACTAAATCAGAGGCAGCGTAACACCACGGTTATATCCATGCCCCCTTCCCCCTAATCCCAGAGAGTAGGCTCCCTCCTACAACATTCCCGTGCGTCCTCGGGGCGCTCGTCTTTACTCGACGCAACGCCAAACACCGTCAGTGAAACGAACCCACCCCGGGTCCTTATATGGTTGAGGAGGTGGAATACTTGCGGATATGTTCCAAGATCGAGTGGTAGTCAAACCGTAAACATCGTCTACCCACTCGGAATTTGTCTCGAACAAAAGATCCGGCCACTCCTCTCTCACCAGATCCAAGGCACTGGTGACCCATATTCGTACCCAGGACGGGGGCGATCGGGAAATTCTCACGCGGGGAAGTATCTCCCTCCCCGGAGCCTTCTTCTCACGCTTCGGTACAGAACGTACCCTCTTCACGCCCCTCCATTCCTCAACGAACCGGTCAACACACTCCTCCTCTAAATCTCGGACAAATGATTCATGGTCGGGAAGAATCAAAGGTCCATAAGACATAGGAATTGAGAGATTGGAGTTAAGTTCAGGCATCTCCTCCCCGAGAATTGATTTTCGAAAAAATCTCTTCTTCCGAAGGAAGGATAGCCACCGGCGAGGAATTTGAGAGGCAGAAGGCCTAACAAAGGTTAGGACGTCCTGCACCATAGGGTGAGTAAGGAGGAAAGCGGCTGTCGAGAAACGGAGTTTTGACACGGTGTCAAAGAGAGCTCCAACTGGGGAGACTGAGAGGACCTCATTCTTAAGAAGTGGTTCAGTTGGGCAAGAAGACCGCCAAGTGGTCTTTCCCAAAAAGCCGAAACACAGCTTACGAATAATCCTCCCATTCTCCCAAAGTTGGGAATTGAACTCGGCGCGAGAAAGAGAAAAACCTGTCTTGGTCTCATTGACAACCAAGCCGAACAGGGATGTGACTTTCCGCCAAGTCTGGTATACCCTCTTATCACCAGCAAAACAACAATCGTCTCCGTTGACAAGAATATCGCGACCATGGTACTCTCGACTGCACTCTTTGAGTGAGCGCTCGATGCAATACCGATTTATCAAGCACAATACGGGGAAACTGACCAAGTTACCCATCATTGCGCCGCGAAGAATCTTGCGGAACGACCCGTCCGACAACCGCACCTCCGGGGAGAAAGATCTCCGAAGCCGTTCTCCGAGCTCAGGAGGGAGCTTATTCGCGATTACGTCAATCACAACCCTGACTGCATCAGAATGCAGTAAATCAGTGGCAGATGTGTAATCGCCTGAGATGATGGAGTCACCGATTTGCCGTGATTTTTCAACGGTTGCGAAGTGATCGGGAGTTACCTCGCCTCTAACGACCATGCCCTTTCGGGACAGGTAACGATAGAGCGAGTGGTGGACCGGACGAAACTCGCGCTTGGCTCGCGCAGTCTGCATCGTCACCACCCGTAACTTCCCTTTTGTTTTCGCGACCGCCAGGCGGCAAAGCCTCGGATCATCCTCCTCATCCTCCTCTCTCACCGAGAACGTACCTCCTTCCTTAGATGTCGCCTCATAGCAACCGCTTTGATCAGGGACATATACCCCATCGTAAGGTTGGAAGTGCCACTTCCGGAGAACCCGCTCAGACCAGACCCTTAGAGACGTAAGGTCCCCCTCTCTCGAGAATAACTCATGGGATATCACCCCCAGCCATTTATTCTTTGCTTCTTTTGCGAGAGGGCCGTCACAACGCTCACACGGTTCATCAAAGAGGATTTTACAACCTTTGAAGCCGAGTGATAGAACATCATGACGACGACCTTTAGTCTCTGCGAGCCGTCCTCGCGTCCACTCATTCCACTGCCATTTGATTGTCTCACAATTCAGATTCCCCGCGGTTCTAAAGGGGGTACTCAAAACCCCCTCCCGCACAAGGGTCTCTGCAGAGACAATTAGGCGCTTGGCAATACGCTTTGCTACGGAGCAAGCGTGGACAGTCGTAAGATTGTTAGCCACCATTATCTGTCGGCGTACGAGCTGTCAGAGGGATCCCTGAAGTACATAG